CGTATGAAGAATATGGAAATTTATTATTATAAAAGGTAAAAAATAAATAATGACACATGAAGCATATAAAGCATTTGATGGAAATGAAGATACTTTATTAAAAGATATTCAATTAGATAAAAGAGTAGCAAGGAGAAATAAATAATGGGTGTTTGCCAAATTATTGCTTTGGAGATGTTTGTTCATGACAGTAATGATGTGCCGCCTCCAGATACTGAAAACTATTATCATAATAAAATAAATGGAGTTACACATTATGGTAAAGTAAGAGGTATAGATGTATTAAAACTTGGAAAGGTTAATAGCATATGATAGATTTGTCTTCATTGAAGATTACTGAACAAGAAAAGAAAGCCTTAAATGAATGGGTAGGTTTTTTCTCTTTTAAACCAACATGGCAGTTTAATCAATTAATAAACTGTGAAGAGAAGTTTATATGTTTATTTACAGGTAACCAAGCTATGAAGACTTCAGCTGTGGCTATGTATAATGTAATGAGTATACTTGGAATCTTACCAGTAGAAAAAAAGAATATCAGACCTACTGACCCAGTAAGGATTCTAAGGTTCGCTTCTGAAAGACTTCCAGGTGAGGGTGGGGACAACAATAGAGAAATTAAAAACACCCAATATCCTGAATTCAAAAAGTGGTTACCACCATCTTTGATAAAAAAGGATATAACATCAAAGGTTGCAGTTATGTCTGTAAGAGACCCACAGGGTGGGCCAGATATAATTGTTGAGTTTGTTTCATTTACACAGTCTGTACAGGCACAGGCCGGTGTACAGCGTAGAAGGATATGGATAGATGAGCATTGTTTGGCTAAAGGACAAAGAGTCCTTATGTCCAATGGTATTTGGAGACCCATAGAAGATATAAAAATTAATGATGAACTAATATGTGAAACCATTGGTGGTTTTGGAAGCAGACAAAGAACTAATATAGTATCTAATGTGTGGAGTAATGGATTAAAAGATGTCTATAAAGTCAAATGCCAAAAAGGTATCGAGTTTGAATGTACCGATAACCATAGGATAATGGTTCCCAGTATTGGAAAGTCAGAGTATAAAATGTTAAAAGACTTGTCAAAAGGGGATTATATAAAGTGTAATCTAAGCGACATAGAAGGGGTGAAAACTTTAGAAAACTGGCAACTTGTTTTAACGGCTATCATGCTTGGAGATGGGAACTCAACACAGGATATAGCAATGTTCTCTTGTGCTAATCCAGACCTCGTAGAAGATGTTAAAAAGTATTTACCAGAAGACTTGGAAATAAAAAAACGAAAACAAGAAACAAGATGCTCAACCTATACTATTATAAGGAAAAAAAGAACAGGTCATTACAATAAATTTATTTCATTTTTAAAAGAACAAAACTTATGGGGAAAAAAAGCAGATACTAAATTTGTTCCTGATATATTCTTTACCCAGACGAAAGAAGACATTTCTTTATTTCTAAAATATTTGTATGCTACAGACGGTTGGGCTAGTGGTCATATGATTGGATATTGTTCAACATCAAAAAAATTATCAGAAGATGTACACTTTTTGTTAAGAAGATTAGGAATAAGAAGTACTATTCAAATTAAAAAACAAAACGGGAATTGGAAGAAGCAATACTGGGTAGCAATAACTCAATCAAAAGACGTTATACAGTTTATAAATAAAGTAAGCATAGCCTGTAAAGAAAAATATATAAACAAAGTAAAAGTAGAAGCAGAAAGAAGACTAAATGTAAGAACAATACACAAAGACAAAAAACCAAAGAACAAAGTTAAAATTATAAGTATAGAACGTATTGGCAAAAAAGAAGTCTTTGATATCGAAATGCAAGAGAATAAAAGGTCTCCTAGAAATAATTTTCTTATCCAAGGAGGAGTAGTTGTTCACAATTGTAGCAGAAGTTTTTATGAGGAACAATTACCTCGTTTATTAGCAGCAGATGGAGATATGATGTTCACACTTACTCCAGCACAGGATTATCTTGACTGGGAGTATGATGAATTCTACGAAAGAGCTAGGAGGATAATAAGAACACCTTCTATAGTTAAATATGAATGGGAACACAATAAAGAAAAGCACGCCAACGTAGAATTAACTGGTCATCAATCTAATATAGTTATTCTAATGGCTGCCACAGATGATAACCCAGTTCTTGACAAACAAACTGTAGAAAATATGTATGCAATGTTTTCAGACCCAGAAGTAGTTGCAGTTAGGAGATATGGACAGTTTAAACAGATTAGCGGTAAAGTATTCAAAGCTATGGATAAAAGAATACACGTTATAAGCAAAGATAAATATTTCCAAAATGGTATTCCTTCTGATTGGATACACGCAAGAGGCATAGATTATCACGAGAACAATCCTTGGGCAGTAGGATGGATAGCATTATCACCTACTAACGAAGTTTTTATATATAATGAATTACTCCCTTCATCAGAAATGGTATCACTTGATATAGCTACTGCTATAGCATCTAAGAGTGGAGACTATAAATATTCACTTAACTTAATTGACCCATTAGCCGCCAAAAAACAAGCTAATACGGGTATGAGTGTAGTTGATGATTTAAATAGGTATTTTTATGAATTTCAGAAGGATGGGTTTGGTACTGGTGGGTATTGGAGAACATGGGATACAAAATCTACTAGAGGAAGAGATGAGATAAGAAGTAGATTAAACAATAGTAAATTAGTGGGAGTCCCATTCAACAACAAGATAACTAGAGATGGAAGGTCTATTCATTTACCAACTATTTGGATTCTAGATAATTGCAGGTTAGCGGCAGAGTATATGTATCAGTGGAGAAGAGAAGAGTGGGCATCTCGTGATGCAACGCTTATAAAGGATAATAAAGATGAAGTACAACAAAAGTGGAGTCACTTTAATATGATATGGGAAGCCATGTTCAAGACTCCAACTTTTAGTATAAATAGGTATGTTGGTAGTGCTGTGAATTCCAGGCCTCAACCATACCAAAATTACATGAGGAGATAGTATGCCACTTTATACTAAAACAGATATAGCTTGGTTGGCTGGGATTTTTGACGGTGAAGGGTGGGTTGGTATATACTGTAATAACTATGATAGACCCAGTAGACATTTTATAAAATGTGGAATAACTAACCAAAATGTTGCGATTATAAATAAAATAAAAAATATGTTAAAATTCTTTAATATAAATGTTTCTATAACATATGTTAAACAGTCGAGATGCTATAATATACAAATACAAGCGATTGATTCTGTAAAACATTTTTTAAAAATAATAAGTCCATATGTTGTACAAAGTGATAAGGCTAAAAAGATATATGAAATATTGTTTTTTGATTATGAAAAAAGAACAGATGGGAAAAGGTCTAATAGAAAAAGAATGAAACACATTGTACAATTAGATTTATTTTCCGTGGAGGTGTGATATCCCTTTATATACTTACAGTTGTAAGGAATGTAATAAAGTGTTGTTTTTATTAGTGAAGTTGGAAGATTATGACAAGGATATTGAATGTCCTAACTGCGGCACAGTTCTTAAAAAATTAATAGATGCTCCATACTTTAAGGTGAACTAGTGAAAGATAATGAACGTATTGAAAAATTTATAGTAGATGTTGTCTGTGATGAAGTAGATACATCTAAACGTAATGATGATGTAGATAATTCTGAATTCGAGTCTTTAATAGATATGCTTGAATGCAAGCGTACCGAAAAAGACTATGAATGGATGTCAGATAATTTCATTCCAGAATTTCCATCTATAGTTCTAACTGATGCTTCTGATTGGGCAAACCAATACTTTCAGACACGTTCATTTGTTGAAGTTAAGTTAGAAGGTGATAATATAGAAGATAAGGTAAAATGTGCAGCTGCCAAACTTCTTATCAACAAAACACTAAATAATAGAGAAATATATCATTACCACAAGTATATACGTGCTCGTCATATAAATGCTCTCAAGGGTAATGTATATCTATTATGCTGGTGGGAAAAGAAGAAAACAACAGAACAAGTTGGTGTTGATAACGTACCAATACAAAAGGATTACGATATGGATGGTAATCCAATGGTTGACCCATCTGTTCAGATGCCAGCCATTGAATATACCGAGGAACCAAGATATGAAACTAAGATAGTCTATGATAGGTTTAATTATGATGTTATAGACCCTCGTAATGTATTTTCTGATTCAAAGTATTGCTACAGCGTTCAAGACAAAGATTGGGTTACAGTAAGAAGCGAAAAGACACTTGAAATGTTAAAAGCTGCTGAAGAATCTAATGGTTATATCAACCTTGATAAATTAGTAGATATTGTAAAGGTCAAGGAAAAAACAGAAACATCCAGTAACTCATACAATAAAGATAACGATAAGGCAGAGTTTGAAAAAACACCATTAACTTATATGGATGTATATGAGAGATTTGGAAAGTTCTGGTGTAAGGTAATTGAAAAAGATGAAGATGGAACTCCATTGGTTGTAGAACCTGGATATGATTCTGATATGCTTCCTCTTAAGGATGCGGAGCTTGTAGAGACTATCTGTACAATAGCTGTAAAGGGTAACACAAAACAAATGATACGCTTTCAGGTATCACCATTTAAAGATTCCAGGGGTAGATTTTACAAACCATTAGTTAGAGGTTGGTGCTATATCCACCCAACTAAAGACACTGGTCTTAGTGATGGGAAGTATATGAGAGAACTACAGGTTGCTATCAATGATACATTTAATATGTCAAATGATAGAGTCAAACTTGCGACATTACCAACAATGAAAGGTCGTAAGTATTCATTGATGAATAATGATACTATCTATTTTGAACCAGAACATGTAATGGAGTTAGAAGACCCAAAAGACATAGAAGAGTTTGTAATTAACCCAGATGTAAGTTCTGCTATGGGACAGATTGGGTTGTTAAGTAATTATATGCAACAGGTATCTGCTAAGTTCCCTACTACAATGGGAGAATTGCCTGAGCGTGCTTCAACAACTGCTACAGCAATAAATGAGACTGGGCAGAGGAGCAACCTTAGGAACAACTACAAATCTCTTACTGTTGAGTATACTTATCTTGTAGAGTTCTACTGGTTAATACTTCAGATGACGTCTCAGTTTATGGAAGAAGAGACAGCAATAAAAGTGTTTGGCGATAAGATTAAAGATTTTGACCCTGAATCTGATTATACTTATTCTCCAGTTACTTCTTCTATCGAGCTGGAACAGAATAAGTTTAGAAAGTTGCAGATAATAGACCAGTTTATAGGTCGGGTTGCAAACATACCTAACCCAAATACACCTAAGCTGCTTAATTATCTTATGAGCAAAGCATTTGAATTGTTTGGTGATGAATTTCCAGAATACAAGAGTTTCTTATTAGACCCAAGTGTTCCCCCTCCAGACACAGGAGTACCTGGACAATCTGTTAATAATGTTCCAAATATGGCACAAGAACCAATGTCTAATCAAAATAGTACACCAATGAGTGGTATGGAAATAGAAGCCAGAAATGGCATGAGTGGAGGCCAGATTGGATAATATAACAAGGGATGGAATAAGGGACTACGTAGCCAAACATGGTAGACGTGGGCAGATGATTGTAGATGGTATAAGTAAAATCTTGCCAACAATACAGATTATATTTGATACAGATGTTGGTAAAGAAATATTAAAGGAGGATATAGAAAAATGTGAATTGTTGCTTGAGAAGTTAATAGACCTCGATGCAACAGATGAAGACAAGGTAGAGTTTAGGTATTTGCGTGACCGCATTATACGGTTGGGTAAAAAATTAGAAATGTTCTTTAATTATATAAAGGACATACAGAGTTAGGAGGATACTATGCTAGAAGAAGAAATGAAAGACGAAGGCCTTGAGCAAAAAGACACTATATCTGATGAGTCTTTAAGTTCCGCTTTCGATTCACTTCTCAAAGGTGCAGATAATGTCACAGTTGAAGGAGAAGAAGAACCAGAGGTTGAACCAGAAGTAAAACCAGAGGTTACTCAGGCTGAATCTTCTCAGCTTGGACGAAAGGTTGCTAAGCTATTTGAAAAAACAGATAGGCTTGAAAGCAACGTTGCTACAAAGGAAGATTTTTATGAAGTAATGAAGAGACTGGACGACATCAAGAGTTCACGTGGAACTGAAGAAGTGTATAGTTACGAAGAAGAAGAACTTGACTTATCTACTAAAGAAGGTATAGATTTATATCTTGAACGTAGAGATGTAGAGCGTAATAGAAAAGAAAAAGAAAAACAACAGAAATACACATCTTCTTATATAGAGGTAATGAAAGAATTGTTATCAGAGGTTGAGGATAGTGCTGTAGCCGATAAGATCCAACAGGAGATGATTAAGCCTGGCGGAGAATATAACCGGATTATACACGGAGACCCATCAAGAGATTGTTCTAAGAACTTTCTTGGTGCCCTCAAAAAGATAACCAAGGAGATCAAAAAAACTCCGTTCTCACGTGATGTAAAAAATGTTAAGACTGGTCTTACTGGAAGTAACACTAACGTTATAACTAACGTTAAACCTATCAAATTGAGTGAAGACGCTGCTGAATTGGCACGGAGATTTAATATGACAGACGATGAAATACGTGAAGCATTAGCCAAAGAAACACCTATGGGGCTTAGAGGAAAATACTAATGTCAGATAGTCGATATATTCATATACACCAAAAGAGATTGCCAACAAGAAAAAAGGTAGTTACGTTACATGGAGCCTTTGAGGATGACGGCAAATACTTTAAGTGTTGGAATTGTGGTACTATAAATAATATAGAACGTAATGTTGGATTTGACGGCAATGGAATAGTTGTAAAAGACAAGACCATTGTTAGTTCTGTGGATACATTACTACAATTCAATGCAATATTGACTACTAATCAAAAGATAACTATGGGATTTAGTGGATTTGGAGAATTGGTTATGTTGGAAAATGGCCCAGATGGTGAGGCTATTACAACATATTATACTGCACGTAAGACGGAATCTGTTAAGGGCTGCTTTTTCTGTGGTGCAACAAACATTTATTAAGGAGGCAAATTATGGGATTCAGAGTGGTAGAAGATACTGCGAGAACGTTTTGGGTATCTACCGATGGTAGCTCGACATATTATATCGGGCAGTTGGTAACGTATATGCAGGCATCAAAAGCTGTGGCAGTAGGTGGGACAGTAGCTCCTCTTGCTGTACCAGCTGGTGCTGCAGATACAACTAATTTTCAGTGTATAGCAGGGGTTGTTACTGGTATTAATGCTTATCCAGCACCTAGTTATAATACGACTGGTGAGTATGTTACAGGTGTAACAACTCAGGCATCACAGTTGGCTAGAGACTGGAGGGGTAATGGTGGAATGTATTCACCTAATGACCCACAGGTTCTTATTCAGATTACAGAGATTCTTCCTTCTACAATAGTAGAAGGAGATATCTACAATGCTGCAATAGGTATTGCCCCTACAATATTGACTTCAACGGCTACGGATACTACAGGCTTTACGTCTGCTGGCACAACCAATGCTTGCGAATTTACACCTGTAGCTAATACTTGCACTATCTATTGTAGAACTGGTGCAAATATGGGATTGTATAGAGTAACTTCAGATACATCAACTACGGCACCTGCTGTAACAGTTGGATTTCCGTATGACGTTGCTATTGGAGATACTTTTGTTAGAGTGTCAATGAAACAGGGACTTTCAAGAATTTATATTAATGGCCCTGGTCTTTATATTGACAACGCTACATCTGGTGGTACTACTAATTATTTTGACGTGTTCTGCTATAAACTTAAACTCGATGAAGCTGGTAAAGAAGTAGCACAGTTTAGATTTGCTAACCAGCATTTCGATACTACAAGGGCATAAGGAGGTAAATCATGGGTAACCCTTTAGTTTCTTCAGATTTTGTACGGCTTTTGGATAATCGTCTCAGAAAAGTATTTGAAGGCGAGTTCAAAGAAATTCCTCCTATGATTGACACTTTGTATACAAGAATGCCTAGTGATTCAGCATGGGAAGAATTCTTTGAAGTTGGTTCTCTCGGTGATGTTCCTGAGTTTAATGGAAAGGTTTCATATCTTTCTATTTCCCCTGGATACTACACCAGGATTGAACCTAAAGAGTATGCTGCTGGTTTACAGTTTGATAGGAAGTTCCTTGCAGACAAGAAATATAATGTTCTTGATGGAAGAGCTTCTCAGTTAACTAAATCAGCAAAGCGTACTATGGATAAAATAGGTGTACGTCCTTTTGCGTATGCTTTCTCCAGTGCGTTTGATTTCCAGTATTCTGAAGAGGGAGTTTCTCTCTGCTCTACAGCTCATACTACGAAGTCCCCTGGTGTGTCAACAACTTACGGTTTTTCTAATAGTGGTACATCTGCTCTTAGCAAAACTTCGTTGGCAGCTACAAGGCTTCTTATGAGGAAGTTCAAAGATGATATGGGCAACCGTATTGAAATTGAACCTGACATGCTGTTGGTGCCTGATAATCTCTATGATACAGCTATGGAGATTGTTGGTTCCGAAAAAGACCCAACTTCAGCTAACAACACAATCAATATGAATTATAAAAGATGGAAGGTTGTTCCGTATCTGCGTCTTGATGACTATGATACAAATAATTGGTTCATGATAGATTCCAGTATGATGAAGAAATTCCTCGTCTGGATTGACCGTGAATCTCCATCCGTAAATAATACTATGGATTTTGAGACTTTCGTATGGAAGTTCAACATCTATTTTAGGATTGCTTGTGGATTTCTTAACTGGAGATGGCTGTATGGACATAGCGTAAGCTAACGATATTATTAAATATTTAGTAGCGGTTTGGAGGGTCATCCGCTTATAATCTAAAAACCTCCAATTAAATAGTGTCACAAGATGCTAAGTTCCAGTGCAAATCTGGAAGGCACAAAGGAGATTAATATGGGATTTACAAATTTTCCTAATGGAGTTACTAGTTTTGGTATTCCGCTTCCTTCGGCTGGAAGAGATATTAGTGGTAGCACATATTTTGTGGATAACAATTCAGGTTCTGATTCTAACGATGGTTCTTCTTGGGACAAAGCCTTTAAGACATTCGCAAGAGCAGTCGTTATCAGTAACCTTGATATTGCAAGAGGTTCTGATAGATGGGCTAGACGTAACACCATTTATTATGCAGCAGATACCGAGACTGCTACAATAGTTGCATTTCCAAACAAATGTGATGTTATTGGTGTTGGTTCATATGATGCAAATGATATGCCTGGAATTACAGGTAATCATGTGCCAGTAAACGCTGGTAACTATGGAACAAGGTTCTATAACATTATGTTTCATGGTGCTGCCGTTGCAGGGCCTATAATTACTCTTGCAAGTACTTCTAGCGGTATTCAGTTTATAGGATGCAGATTCGATGCTCCAGTTAGTGGAACAACCAATACAAGGGCTATTCTTGCTACCGCATCTCCGTTCCTTAAAGTTATTAATTGTGAATTTAGAGGGCCTTTCTCTGCTGACTATATCACATTTGGTACTGGTGAGGCTGGAGGAACAATGCTTATAGGCAATCTAATGCAAGATGGTGCTGACAATGGCATTATGATAGGTGCCGGAACAACTGCAAGTTGGAGAGGGCTTATATACAAAAACTTTATTCAGTGTGCAGACAAATTTATTGACACACAGGCTACAAGTGTGTTCAACGTAGTTGATAATGTCTGTATTAGTGGAGAAGCACTTGGTTCTGGTTCTTATGTAATCGACTTGACATATGCAGTTGGT